TGTATTGCCGCCCAATTTTTATTGTAGATTTCATTTGTGATTTCCACAAAGTGTTCTTGTATTTCTCTATTGGAACTTTTAACGCTACTAATGTAACGATTTAAATTCCAAAAGTCGCCTTTAATTTCTTTTCGACCTTCGTCTGTAGTAGCATCCCAAAGTTCTTTGACTCCTAGATCTACTGCAGGAATAATGTCTTTAAAAAGGTCTACGTGTTTATTCTTTGCCATTGTTTTTACTTAGATGATATATTATTATAGCACGATCTAACACAGATTGCAAGGCCGTATTTGTCCTAGCGGCTCGCCGAATTTGCCCCCACAATTGATCTTCGCGCAGGTGTTCGTGTAATGGGCGACCGTCATTGGTTCTTGAATCTGTTTTGTTTTCGTATTGATAACCGATTAATGTTCGATCAGTTTTGCCGGCTTCTCTGGCATAGATTTCTTCACCATTCCGTTCGTAAACATAGGTTGCGCCGGGAGTTAATGTGCCCATATTAACTTTTATAAATCATAACACAGTCTTTTGGCCAACTTACTTCCATAGTGTAGCCCCAAGACAACAAAAGATCAACTGCTAGATTTCCTTCCTCACCGTAATACCGTTTTGAATAGTTTTTTTCTTCCATCAATATTACAGGTCTATATTTTTTAATAGTTTGCTCGGCACCTTTTAGAATATAAGGCTCATATCCTTCGCAGTCTAATTTTATAAATCCAACTTCTGTTAATTCAAAAGAATCTAAAGTTTTACAAATATGTGTTCCAGCAACTTCTTTATTGATATGAGTACCAAAAGTAGTTTTTTTGTGAGTTAAAGAAACAAGTTCTTCTTTGTCACTTAGGCCACAATCACACACTACTACATTATCTAATTGAAATTTTTCTACATTTTTTATAAGACAATCTCGAACCGGAGTATCCACTTCAAATGCATAAATCTTAGAAAACTTGCTATTTAAATTGTAACTCATTATACCATAGTTAGCACCTGCATCTATAGCTGTAGTAAAATTATTAACAAATCCTAATGCACTATCAAGTTTACTTTTTTGATAATCAAGAACACAAGGTTCCCGATCAATATTAATGTCTGCTTTTTTAAGAGCCGATCTTATGGCCTTATCTCCCGGTATTACTATCCAGTCTTCAATTTTCATAACTTTAATAAATCTCCCATAGTATATAATTGTTGCATAAAAGGTGACGGAGCGTCAAGTACACTAGATTCGAGATCGCCCTCTCTTCTCGGGCAAATAACAGTCTCAAACTCACAGTGATTAACTTGTTTATATAACTCAATCATTTGTTTAACTGTTGTTCCAACTCCGTGACCTAGATTTTCTATTTGATTTGTTGAACGGTCAATGGCCTGTTCTAGAGCACGACAGATTTCATTGACATGAGTGTAGTCGCGTACTGCTGATCCGTCTAGAGTATTGTAGTCATCACCAAACAAATTAAATACGCCAGTCTTTTGTGCGTTTATTAGATTCCACATTAAACCGTCGGGATTAGTGGGCATTATGCCATCAGATCCCGTTACATTGTAAAATCTAAAAGTGGTAAACGGAATAGATCGTTCTTTACAATATTGATCTACAATTTGTTCAGCAGCACGTTTACTAATTCCGTAGGGATTATTCATTGGTCCTGCCGAACCTGTACTGGCGTGTATAAATCGTTTGAATTTTAGATCTTGTAGGACTCGCAATGTTCCTAATGTGTTTGTTTGATAATACACTATAGGATTTGTTACACTGCGACCTACAGCCACTTCCGCTGCCAAATGAATTACACAATCAAATTCGATATCTTCTATAGTCCATTTGAAATATCCCGGCATTGTTATATTGTTCCAGGAAAATCTTTCCATAGCAACAACGGGTCTAGACTTATCTAACCCGTATAGTTCAATATCGCCTCTATTGTTTAGAAGTTTGGTAAGATGCGAACCAATGTATCCCGAGTTACCGGTTATCAAAATTTTCATCTATTAACTCTAATTTGTTATAACTTTTCCACTGCCTAGAATAGGGATTGTTTTTTCCAGTGTACAGTCTATAATCTCGTAAATCAACCGTTAGCCCCTGCCATTCATAAATACCCCAATCTGGTTTTCCCATAACTTCCCACATCTTGATAAATGCTATGCTATCACCATCCCAACCCTTTCTTTCCATATCAAAGTGAGTTATTAATTCTTCAAAGAATGGAACTGCACTTTTTTTAGCCAGGCGCCACCATGGACTAATTGTTACATTGTCATTTCTGCGCAATAATGCTAAATCGGTAGTAAGAGGAGGTAACTCACCGTTTAATCTACTATCAGGCTCTGTAAACCAGTAGACGTCATCATCACAGGTTTTTAAAAATTCTAAAAAAAACTTTTCTCTATTATATACTACGTCTTCAGGATCGCCATCATAAAAATAATTCTCATCGCCCCAGCCTTCGTGACCTGTTAAGGTTATATGTACAAGGGGAATATTAAAAGATCGTAGATTTTCTTTAAGACCTAATGTAATATTCTTATAGGTATCTTTGGGAAATTTCCCTGCTATACTAGCATCTGCGTGATATATAACTGCTTTCATAATATTATTTTTAATAACAAATTGCACATATCGATTGTTTCGAAAGCCAGTGCAATGATTGTACTTTCCTTGTTTGGCTACAGGTATTGATAGTATTCATTAGTGTATACGGGCTATACCAGCATTTATGATCAGAGTGTACAAATTCTTGAAATATATCATCTGGTTTTTCAACAAAGTGATGATGTAACAAATATGCATCCGGTGCTGTTATAATTAAAATACCAGAATAGTTATCAAATATTTGTAAAAATTCTTTAACATTGATGACGTGTTCAATTACTTCTGGTACAAGTATTACATCATACTCATCTTTTATATTAGACCAATCTTTAAAAAATGTTCCGTTTTTTACAACGAGTTCAGATGCTACATCTATATTGGGATCTACGCCATCTAGTATTTTACAGAACGGAGCTAGATCTAAATGAAGGCTTTTCCAAGGTCTAGGTTTTGGATAATCTACAAAGCCAACGTGTAATACCTTTTTGCCTTCGGTAAATTTTCTAAAAAATTCAATGCGTGGTTTGTCATTAAACTGACTATCTACTTTTACATTTTGTTTTGCCATTTAAAATTTACCGAGTCAATCGTCTCTATTTTAATCTTTCTTATTTTTCTGTAATCTTTTTAAATCTGCATCTACCATTTCTTTAATCAATGTTTCAAAATTTATTTTTGGTTGCCATCCCAGCACTTTTTTAGCTTTAGCACTATCACCACACAAACTGTGTAATTCTGCAGGACGTTTAAATCTAGGATCTAATTCGATATATTTTTTCCAATCCGTAATTCCAACATGAGAAAACCCAATAGTCAACAGATCTGCAATACTATGTTGAATACCAGTACTTACTACATAATCCCCTGGTTCTTCTTGTTGTACCATCAGCCACATGGCTTCTACAAAATCTCCAGCATATCCCCAATCTCTCTTGCTATCAAGATTGCCTAGGGTTAGTTTATCTTGTAATCCTAATTTTATTTTAGCAATTCCGTTGGTAACTTTTCTAGTTACAAATTCTATTCCTCTCAATGGGCTTTCATGATTAAACAAAATTCCATTTGATGCGTGTATGCTATAGCTTTCTCTAAAATTAATAGTCATCCAGTATGCATATAATTTACTAACTCCGTACGGACTTCTTGGTTTAAAAGTTGTATTCTCATCCTGCATTCCGCCGTTACTATTACCGTACATTTCACTAGTACTTGCCTGATAGTATCTAGACAACGGACTGTGCATTTTTATAGAATTTAAAATATTTAAAGGGCCTAGACTATTAACTTCTGTAGTTAATTTGTTTAAATCCCAACTTGCACCTACAAAACTCTGTGCTGCTAGATTGTATATTTCATTAGGTTTTAAATTTTTAATAATATGATTCATAGACCCGTCGTCAGTAATATCACCAGTTACTAACTCAACATCGTTTTCAATTCCTAAAAATTCAAGATTATTTAAATTTGGATTAGAATATCTTTTTATTAAACCGTATACTTTATAATCTTTTTCAAGAAGAAATTTTGCAAGATAAGGACCATCTTGTCCTGTCATTCCTGTGACAAACGCTACTTTTTTCATTTTATTTTTTTCCTTAATTTTGCAATAGTTTCATCTCTTTTTTCTTTTCTGCCGCCTTTAAAATGTATCATGTAACCTTTAAATGTTTGATTAAAATGACTTTTTGTGATATTGGGTGTAAGATTGTAACCTGTTATCTTTTTAAGATTTTCTAATTCTTTTCTGGTAGCATCAAACACGTGACAGTCAGTGTATGCTTCTAGTGTGTATATTTTATCAGAATCGTAATAATTTTTAAAAACATCAAAAAATTCTTTGGTATAAGGATTTCTTAAATCAAATGCAATAAATCCAGTTTCACTATACGTGTCTCTTCCTAAGTAGCTGGTAAAGTACCCATTTGGTAAAAACTTCTGTAAATATTTTGCCGATAATGGTCGAACTAATTCAGTGTCAGCATCCAACCAAATTAATATATCTACACCGCTATGCATTGCAGCATGCCAAATAGCATAACTTTTGTGACTGAATCTCACTCCGTCGTTCATAAATGAATCGATAGGTTTAGTTTTATTCCTATTTTTAAATTCAGTCAAATTAGGAACTGCTTTTTCTAAATTTATGATGTTTATATTATGACTTCTTTTAAATAATCTTTTATTATCATCTATATAAAGAAATACTTCAACAGATTTATCCAAATTATTGTTAAGACTGGTTACGAAGTTTTTTGCATAATCTTCGTAACCTTGATCACTAAAAGTCGATACGATTCCAATTTTCATTTATAGTCCTAATTCTTTTTTAAAATTATTAATAGCAGATAGTCTATGTGTATCGATTTTTGAAAACAATAAATCTAATTGTATTGTGTTGCCGGATTTGTTGGTATGCATGCCAACAATATCCTGAATAAAAAAATTAAAATCTTCCATACGGCGTACGATAACATCTGCTAACGGTGCACCTTCGTTATATGGAATTAACGAAACTTCAATAATAATATATGAAGAATTGATCAAGGTGGTAACTCCACCATTTATAACATCTAGTTCAGCACCTTGAACATCAATTTTAATTACATCAAATTTCTTAGTGGAAAATAAAGTATCTAGAGTAGTAACCGGAACGGTAATTTTAAGTATTTGATCATCAGATACACTATTAAAATTAATTTCTTTATAGAATGATCCACCTTTAGAATTGAGTTTAAATTTAGGAACAATCAGTTCTAACTCTCCAATTTTATCAGAGACAGCACATTGCAAATAATTTACTCCTAATTTTCTAAGACCTTTTTCACAATGAGGATTCGGCTCAATTGATGTTACTTCACAGTTAGGAAATATTTTCCGCCATTCTGTAACAAACTGCCCGGTGTTTGCTCCAACGTCAAGACAGGTAGCAGGCACGAAAGAAGAAAATGCTGTTTTAAGTTTGTGTGCTATGGGATCGCTCATTTATTGTCCTCATGCACCCAAATGTAATCACGTTTAATTTTTGTTGCAGGAATATATCCTAAATCAGTTAGGAAAGATGACAAAATATCAAATTGTATTTTAAACTCTGCTTCCAAAATAATAACAGGCTTACATCGCTCAATTGTTTTAATTGCTCCCTGCAGCACAGGAAATTCAAACCCCTGAGTGTCAATTTTTATTAAATCTGCCTCAAGCTGAAGATCGTCTAATTTTATAATTTGAATTTCTTCTTTTATTAATTCGTCGCTGTTAGACTGAAAATCAACTATTGAGTAGTTTCCGCAATTGTCTGAAGACGCCGGCAAAGAAATAACAGTTTCCTCATTACAACTACCCAACCCGTAGTTATGTAACACTATGTTTGTAAAACTTTTACAATTTTCTTCAAGACACTTGAAGTTAGATGTTACTGGTTCAAAAGAATGAACATGTTTAAATTTTTGTGCAAATCTAACAGTGTGTAACCCTACATTTCCTCCAACATCGATTACAGTATTAAATTTTTTTACAAAATTATATGATGCATCGATTGTCAATTGCTGATATGTTGTACCCGGATATTGCAACAGATATATTTCAAAATGCATGTCATTATCTGGCATGGCCCAGCCTTTAATTTCCTTCATTTACTAAATCCCACTGTCTCTCTGGTAATATCATCATGATCAAATTCTGCCCAATATAATTCAAAAGCAACACAGTCTGTAACTGCTTCAAACTGATGATATTCTCCGGGAGCAACTTTTGTATATTGACCAGCTGTCAATATAGTTTCGTCTACTAGATCGTAGTTGTTTTTCCATACTCGAATAATCATTTCCCCGGACTCTACAAAAAATCCATTCCACTTGAATTTGTGTGTATGCTTTGAACACACGCCGCCTGCTCGAGCTTCAATTCTATGAAATTCTAAAACTCCATTAGCTTCTAGTAATTCTGTCTGACCCCATACTTTTCCTTGTTTCATATAATATCCTTATTTTTTACTTATCACAAAACTTTGTCCAGTTGTAGTATTTCACTTTGTCTGCTGACTTCTTTGACAAAATAAGCACAAGGCGGATTTGGGTCGTCGTGTAATGGCACAGTTAACAACTGTCCGTTTTTCATCTTAGGGAAATACCAGCGCACATCTTGATAAATGTTAACTATTTCTATGGGCATATACTCGCATTTAAATCCTTTCACAGGATTAAAAATAAATGCATCGAATCCACGCTCATTAATACTGGTCAACGGTAATACTTCCGGATCCATTCCACAGTCACGATCTCCTACAATCATACACCAATCTAAGGGCATCTGTATTTCATACCCTCCAATGTTTAACAATATTGCAGGGCTATTAAATGATTCAAGAAAAATCAACGGCATGAAAAAGAAATCAGGTTCGTTGGGATTTGAATTATCTAGTACTGAAAATCTTGTATCTTCATCTACCTCATCTGGTAATTCGTTTAGATCAAAAGATCTGTTGTTTAGTGTTAGTATTTTCATATATTGACCTTTGTTATCACGAAGGGGTACTTCGCTTCTTTATAAAATTTCTTACGTTCCGTAAGATGTCTTTTAGCGTATTTGCAGGCGCTGGTGATATCCCAGATTTCCACGTGGTCCTTGTCTTCGGCTCGCCGAATACCCCGTCCAATGCTTTGTATAACTCGAACAAAGCTCTTTCCGGGCTCAATAAGAACCAGATTAAAAATACGGGGGATATTAATACCCACAGCGGCCACACCGTAAGTCGCCACAATAATCTTATCAGCACTAGTTTTAATTTCGTCATATTCTTCTTTTCTGTCAGTTAATTTAACTGCTCCACTAATGAACACACTGTCTGGCAACATTGCAGTTAGTTTGTCGCCTGTGTCAATTCTATTCACTAGCACAAGAGTGTTGCCGGTCTGAGAAATTTCTTTGATTTTATTCCCCATCCAACTGATA